TGGAGGTTTTACTAGTTTTTAAGTTTATTTATTGTTGCTTCTATTGAGGTGGTAAGCCAAGTTTGAAGATCACCGTAATTGATTTGAATATATGTTTTGACCTCATCTGTCATGTGGCTTAAAGCCAAGTCCTTTGCTTTTAGAAGAGCATTTCTTTGCTTTTCTTCGTCGAATGTTCCATCAGCCTTTAACTGTTCCACATAGGTCTGAAAAACCGAACGTACAGCGTTTATGACCGCTTCTGTGGCTTGTGTCAAAAGACCTACCACCTTCTCATTTTTAATCTTGGAATTGATCCAATAAATTACCTTTGTTCCAAGCATAGTGAGTAACGGAATAATAAAAACCGTAAACACCACACTAATTATGTTCAATAAAATATCATTCACGATTATTGCCTCCTTTATGTTTTGTTTTATCGTTGATATGTTCTGTAATACGTTTGTGAGCTTGTGCCACACTCTCTTCAGTCTTAGTAAGTTGATTAGATAGCTGATTGTATCTATCCTCTAGTTTGTCCATGTTCTTCTCAATTCGATCAATTGAAGATTTAATATATCCTACATCACTGATTAAAACTCCTTCATTCTTTCCTTCCTGCTTGTTGTCTGTTTTACTATTACGCTTGTAAGCTAAGAACGCAAATGTAATAGAGGATACTGTTCCAAAAACACTGATAATAGATAATACGATAGTTGCTTCCACTTAAAATACCTCCTAATATAAGACAATCATATTGTCCTGCATTCCATCAAAATTGATGAGAGCTTGCTTCTTTATATAAACTTCCTGTGCGGAATCATAGACATAATAAATTAGACTTTTGGCATCATCAGACACACCACCATATAAAAATCCTTTTAAGCCTTCCATAGAGGAACAGCCTACTATTTTACTAGCTTGCTGATAAAACAAGTATTGGTTTTGAATAGAATACTTGCTGTTATCAAGTATGGAAAGAGTAAATGCACCAAGCTGTCCTGCACCTACAAATCTTACTTGATGCAAGACTATGTGTTGCTGGGGATTGAAAGAATCTAAGATATAATTTTCCTCTCCATATTCCATTTGCTTAATTTGAAAACCATGTAATCCAAACAATACTTCTGTTCCATATCCTGAGTCTTCTTGATCTTGTCTAGACTTTAAAGATATATATCCATCTTCCATATGAAGTTCCTGACTAATCCAATAGGCATCATCCATCCCACCAGAACAAGCAGGATCTGGAAAAGAGTAATGAAGATGCATTCCTTTAGAGTCTAAGATTACTTCAGATGTTCCATTTTTTTGAAATTCTTTAGACCATGCATGTCTTCTGATGACAATCTTGTCAGGGTTATTCTCAATAGTATTTGTTACTTCAACACCATTTATGGTTTGGGTAAAAATTGAAGTCACTTTTTTGTCTAACTCCTTTTTAATACCATCACTTGTAACTGGATTACTACTTTTAAGAGTGGGAGTAGAGTCAAATGACAATCTCGGTTGTGGGCTTAAAATATAGTTTAAATCAATAGGCTGCTCTACAATAGATGAAGTGGTTTTGTAATACTTAAAGATAGGATATTGATATACTTTGCCTCCAATATACAAGTTTTTTTGCGTAAGGGCTGGATATGTTGTTGCAGTTCCTTCCAAGCATTTTAACTCGCATGAATTTGACTCTAAATCAATATCAACAATTACGTAGCCATAAGCTATCTTGTCTAAAGAAACATAAACTGAAGTATTATCTTCAATCACAATCCTTCTGCCATATATTTCTATATAGCCTTTACTAAAATAAATATTGTTGTTTGAGATGGTTGCAGTTAGGGGCTTCTTGCCATTAAACATTAAAGCCAAGACCCCTACTTCTGTGCATCCATTTCTAAAAAAGTTTACATCTGCGTCCATTAAAGAACTTACATTTGCACCATCAAAGGTTATCTTTTTTATAGCCATATTGCTACCTCCTATTATTCTTAATTAAAATAAATTGTTCTGTTAAGGAAACTCTATGTTCCCCTAGTGTTATTGCGACTTTGCCTAAATCTTTTTTAAGCTCCATTTTACTTACTAAAGTTTGATACGTTTTCTTTTCTGTAATAAATAAAATAAAATCACCCACAAAAAAATCTTTGAAAGGAATAGCTACTTTGCTATCCATCACATAATCAAATGTTATGGAATGATCAAAGGATTTTTTCAAGAGTGCTGTTTGAGCAGTTGTATATAAGGTATCAAAATCTTCATCATAATAAATGATGGTTTCATTCTTAACCACATTATATCTTAAATTAGATGTGGCATCTGTTCCTATTGTTCCATCTCTTAACAGGTAATAGCATAGTTCTTCTGTGTGTTCTTCGTTTTCTGAAGATGGAATAAATGTGATTTTATTGGTCACTTGAGAACAGGAATCTGTAATAATTAAATTAGAAATTCCTTTATAGTCACTTCTCAAAATTAAACCTTGGTTGCATTTTGTAATGTGCAGTTCAATTCCTGATAATTTGCCACGATTATAAATCATCTTATATTTTAATCCTATAGAATATGACTTATTAAAACTTTTTAATAACGTAGCTATACTTATAAGGGTGTCTGGTTCAAAGGTTAATTTATCAACAATTCCTACATTATTTCTTTTTATTGAAAGATATTTAAAATTCTGTTTTTCATCCTTATTATGAATATAGGTTTTTAAAATTAAATTAGACAGGAAAAGAGAAACATCCCCTCTATAATCTTCCACCTTCACTTCAACATTTAGTATAGAAATAAAGTCATCTGTTTTAACCTCTGTCGTTTGCTTTTCCTCACTCTCAAGAAGTTCATCAATGATTCCAATATAGTTAACTTTCTTGTCTTTAACAAAGACTAAATCTCCTAGTTTTGCCTGAATGTTTATCTTGTTCACTGTAAATGTAGATTTTTGAGGGATCACATTATCACATACCACTCTATACTCATTCCCTACGTAGCCATAATCTAAAACCTTAAAATCCATCCTATCTAAAAATATAAGCTCCATTAATGTCCACTATATCCTTCCTTATAAGAAATTCTACAAAACGTATGGTAATCATCTACTCCTGAATCAAATTTTAGGAGATATGTTCCACGTGGTAAAAATAAAAAATTATCAAATCTAAAATCTTGCTTTTGATAAATATTGGTGGTTATACCATTTTCCTTCATAATCATGTATTGATTTGTCACATCAGAATTGACCTCAATAATACAGTTCTTTGATTCAACCATTAGACTTAGTGTTGCTACTACTTCGTTATGGTCGATAATATAGAGTTTAGGATTGACGACTGCACCTTGTATCATAATATTCAGTGCAGCATCTATCTCTCCATTATTAGTAAACCATTGACTTCCATCATACCCTGAACCATAGACATAAGGATATTTATATGAATAGAGTTTACCATCAGCTGGTTCCTTAAGAACAATGCTACTTGATATATCCTTATACCACATAGATAATTTGTTTAAAGACAAAGAGCATTTTAAAGCTAGGTAATTTAGCTGTGTTTTTGATAGAGATTCTATCGAAACAAAAATGTACTTCATTTCTTTGTTTACAACATAACAGAGTCTTAATCTGCCACTAGAACGAATCTTGTAATCTATAAAGCTTGTGTATCCCTTGTATCCATTCAAAAAAGTCAATTCCAACTCTACCATAGAGGTACTGTTTTTTTCTTTAATAAGCACCTTTTCATTTTCATAATCTAAGAAAGTCAAATCTTTTTTAAAACCCAGATCAGAAATATTAGATACTAGCGTCTTTGTACTAAAATCAAAATAATAGGCTTCATCATTTTCATTTAATAAATATAGTTTTCTCATTATAAATAAGCACTTCCTAATCTTCTATTTAAATCATCAATATCAATTTGAGCAGCCGTTGTATGAACAATTACCGAATTATTAACCGTGGTATTATTGGATGGAGTTGACTTTTCTTCTTTCTTTCCACCAGAAAAAATATTTGAAAAGAAACCTCCTATTTTATTTCCAACATCACTGACAAATCCACCTACTGCATCTTTTACTTTAGATACTGTATTTGTGACTGCATCTACTGCTCCACCGAATGTATTTGATGCCCAATTTCCTACGGAGTCCTTTACATTGTTAAATACTCCTCCAACTTTATCTGCTACATTTCCTACAAACTTACCTACAGAATTTGTTACATCAGAAGCCCAGTTTCCTATGGTATTTCCTACATTACCGAAGAAACCACCTACGGAATTAGATATACCACCAAACCAATCACTAACTCCACTCCATGCATCCTTAAAGAAATTTCCTACAGAGTTCATTTTATCGCCAATCCAGGATGATGCTTTTTCTACAACACCACCAAAAAAGGAACTTATCGTTCCAGTAATATTTCCTACCCAATCAATAAATCCAGAGAACTTGCCTCCCATCCAATCAAAGAAGCCACCGATTTTATCAAAACAAAAATCGAATGCCCCTCCTAAACTATCCACGATTCCACCAGCAAAGCCATCTACATTTCCAAAGATTCCATTTAAGAATCCTGCTATATTATCAAAGACCCACTGCACTGCTTCCATTATTTTATGAATCACATCTAATATAGGTTGCAAAAGCCTCATTACAATTTCTAATATAGGTGCTAAAACTGTACTAATCAAATTACATATTTCAGTTAAAATAGGTGCAAATACCTCTAATAATTTACTTAAAAGTTCCAAGTTAATTAACAGTGGCATTAGCAAGATATCAATAAATGGACTAAGTAAATCAAAAAGGATGCTAATAACATCAATAATAACTTCTAGTATTTCAAAGACTGGTTCTAATAGTTGGACAATCACTTTTAGGATAGGCTCTAATAGATTCATAAGGATTTCAATAAGTTTAGAGATAACCTTAATAACTACATCAAGCAATTCAATTGCCACCTCTAAAATCTTCATGACTGGATCTAAAACTGATTCAAGCAAATTTAAAACAACAGCAATAACATCTTCTAAAAGATGAATCACTATGTCTAGAATTTCTACAATAGGGTCTAAGAATGCAATTACCAAATCCAATATAGGTATCAGCAAGTCAGCAAGTTTACTTATGATTCTTTCTAATATAGGCGTTAGTTTTTGCATCAGCTTTGCAACCATCTCTATAGTTGCAATTAAACTATCCATTATTCCATCAATCAAATGAACTATAACATCCATTAGTTTTTCTATAAGTATAATGATGACCTCAATAACAGGCTCTATAGTCTCTAATAGTTCCATTATTAATTCTACCAACTCATTGATAATGGTTTCTGCTGTTTTAAATAATTTTTCAAGTAGTGGCATTAAAGCATTTATCAAATTCATGACCTTTGCTATAACTCTTTGGAGGATTTCCCAGAGCCTTTTTAATAATTCTCTGAATTGCTCATTTTTTAATAATAAAACTGCGATTACTGCTATAAGTGCAATCCATCCTAAAGTAGAAAACTTAATCGTACCACCAAATATTTTTAACGCACCATCGGTTGCAGTAAAGGCTGTCTGAATTCCCTTTATGGCAGGAACTAGTTTTCCAACAGCAACAAGAACTGGTCCTATTGCAACCGCAATAGCACCTATGGTTTTAACGAGTTTCTTATTTTTATCCGACATATTATTCCAATAGGAAATCAATGTCTTAACTCTTGGAATCACACTGTAAGTGATAGTTGTTACAATTTTAGATAATACTGGTAGGAAGTTCATTGCAAGTTCCATCTTAAGACTTTTAATAGCCTGATTTAATGCTGATACTTCATCTGTAAATACACCTGCTTTATCTGCTTCCTCATTAGTAATGATTCCAAGTTTTCTTGCTTCTTGCCTTAAATCTCTTATAGATGAGGAAGAGACAGATAACACCTGTGTTAATTCTGCTCCCAGCTTATCACCAAAGATTTCATTAGCAACTGCGATTCGATTGGTTTCATCAGAAACTAAAGACAACGCATCTCTTATTTTCATAAAGGCTTCATCTGTTGATAAACCTATCAAATCCTCACAAGTAAGTCCAATAAGAGCCAACTTCTCATCGACCTTATCAACATCACCATTTGCAATATCTCCTAACAAAGCATTCACTTTCGTAAAGGCCTTAAACATTTGATTGCTGTCAACTGCTAGAATCTCACAAGCATACGCCCACTCCTGATAGGCTTCAGCATTTAAATACACTTTCGATGCATTATCACCTATTTCATCTGCTTCAAAAAGCATCGCATAAGAAAGACCAGCAAGTGCAGTCGTAGCTGCTATAACAGGTGCAGTAACATACTTGGTTAATCCTGTTCCTATCTTGGCCATATTATCCCATTTTGCATTCCCTAGCTTCTTAATCTGTGAATTTGTATTTTCTAGTTCTTTTGTTAGTTTAGCTACATCAGCCTGTGTGTACTCTACGCTACGTTCTAATTTTTCAAACTCTTCCTGACTCATCGAGCCAATTTGAACTGCCTTTTTTGCTTCTTCTAGTTGCTTGTTTTGAGCATCCAATTTCACTTTTGTTGTTTGTAAAGTTTCATTTAGCTTGGATTGTTTTTGTTTCCAAGTATCAATATTAGTTGAATCATACTTCAGTTTACTATTAATAGCCTTAAGGTCATTTTGCTGATCCTTAAGTTCTGTTTTTAATTCTCCTAATTGTTGATTTAAATTAGTGGCATCAAGTCCAAGTTTAATATTTAACCCCTTTATTGTTTCTGCTATAATTCCTCACCTCCTTACAATAAGAAATTATCTATATCTGCTTGTGTAGCCCTTCGTGGTGTATCATTTGTTTTAACGAAGCTCTCACTGAATATCTCTATTAACTCAAAGTAAGTATCAATCTCAATGTAATGAGCATCGTCTATGCCTATACCCATTTGAGATAAATTAAAAATGACATTACTTGTGGGTGTGTGGTTTGGGGGATTTGAAGGGTGTTTGACTTTTCTTCCCACTTCCGTTCATTGTAGAACCTAACATTTCACCTACAATCTTCATAGCCGAAGTTAGTGAATCAGAGTCTGTTAAAACATCAAAATCAAAGTCAGATAAAAAATCTTCAAATGGTCTTTGTGAAAATGGCTTATTCAAGATATAAATAATTTGAAATAATGTTTGTACCACATTTGAAATATCAACATTCTTTGATTTATCCTTTTTCACTTCCATTTTTGATACATCTTGAAATAAATCCGTTCCAAACTCACTCTTATAAGCAATGATAGTAAAAAGGGAAGATCTAAGACGCATCTCCTTCTTTCCAATAAAAACTTTTCTTTCCATAGATTAATTTTCTCCTTTTTCAAGTATTGGTAACACTGGGGCTGTAGTTAAGAAAGTTTTATAATTTTCATCCCCTTTGGAAGATAATACGTAAGTTATACAAGTATCCTCATCAACTTCAATAGGCCGTGCTGATATAGTAATCGTTGTGGCATTTGCTTCAACACTATCTGTCTTACTTTTGGTGCTTTCACTAACAGGAGTTGCCGTACATAAATAAAACCACATTCTTCTGGCTTTAACGTCTCCTTGGAATTCAAGACCTAAAGCAAATGTTACTACTGGTGCATTAGCCACCTCAATTAGATTTCCATTTTCTAATTTCTTAAAACCAAGCACATCAATCTTAAATTCATCAGGTAATTCTGTTACCTTTAATGTGATTGTTCTACCTGCATTTTGATTTAAAGTTGTGATGACTTGGTCATCTGCATATACAGGAGTTGATCCACCTATAATGTCGCTTGTAAATTCTTGTGCTCCTTTTAAAGCAACAGGTGTTCCATAACTCCATGTGTGTCCATCTTCTGCTAATGTGGCAATCGCATAATGGACATTTTTTAAGCCAAAGCTTACAATGTTATTTTTCATTTTTATTCCTCCATTTTGATTTCATAAATTCTATTTACCGATTTATCCGAGTTGATAGTTTCAGTTAAAACAGAAAAAAAGATACCCTCTTTTAAAAGCTGTTTCTCCAACTTTTTTTCTAAAAAGGTATCTTTTCTTTTAGTAACTAAAGTGAGCTGTATCGTTCTTTGATATCGTATGGGAAAATCATCATGATATCCAATTGGCTTCTTTGATATCTCTTGATACACCATGTAAGGCATACTTGCATTGTCTTCGTTATCATAGACATTAATTCCATAAAACACTTTAGATTCTAAAGTCTTATTTAAAATGGAATATAGTTCTTCTAATTTCAATTTAGATACTACCTCCATGTATTATATTTTTGATTTCTTCCAGCATCTCAGGAGTAAAGGATTCATATGCTGGTCTTAAAAACGGTCGTGCAGCAACATGTCTTCCAGACTTATGCTTAAACCCTAGTTCAATCAAATGAACTAATCTTCCCTTTGATTTAGATGATATATAGATTACTTTTTGAACACCATCTCCTAAGGGAGTCTTAACAAATGAATCTGCCAAATGATGATTACTAGCTCCTTTAGGAGCATTCTTCTTTATATAATCTAATATTTTATCAGCAGTTTTATCTAATATCTCTAAGGCTTCATGCTTAACTTCTATACCATATTTTTCTATCAAGTCAGATAGATTCACTCCTAATTTATCAATTGAATCACTCACTCATTAACTCCTCATATTTTAAATCTGTAGCAACCATATAAAGTTCTAAAAACTGACCTATTAAATTCGTTCTTTCAATCTTAAAAATTGTTGCACGAATTAGAGCATACTTTTCTTCATTATATAGAAATGCCTGGATTAAAACTTTTCTATCAAACTTAAGATTCATCATAACTGCTGAATTATATTCGCTTGTGGTTATTGATTTTGAAGTTCCATATACCTGATGCGAATTAGTAATGACGAGTTTCTTATTGCCTAACTTATCTAATTTAGAAGAAATCGTAAGGAGTGATAAAAGAGTATTATTTGAAGATGGATGCATATCAATCTTCCTCTAGATGTGTTAAAACAAGCTGTCTTGTAAGCAAATCAAAGTTAGCTGGAAGTTCTCTTACACTTCCATCTGATTTAAATCCAAAAAAAGTTTTAACATAAATAAGGATTAACCCTTCAACCAAAGGATTATCACTTTCAGATACACTTTGCGGAACACCCATGCTTGTCAAAAGATTTTCACAGGAAGAAATATGCAGGTTGATTTCTTCATCTGCAAACTTATCTTCTAAAGGAATCATCAAAGCTGTTTTAACTCTGTATATAAAATTATCCGCGTTACGTTTTTCCATAATATCACTCCTCGATTTTTGTTTTATTCTTCGTTTTTATCAGGTGTTCCCTGATTAGATATAGCTTTGTCTACAGCCTTCTTAACTCTCAAGAAACCTTTATACCCTACAACATTACCACCAGTAAAGACAGTAGCTTTATAACAAATAATTCCATCTTTAAACTTGTAGTCATTTGACTTGGTTACTTCAACACTAGAGAAAATAGGAACCTCATAGTTTTGTAATGGTCCATAAGCAATACAGTATGTCCCATCCTTTGTGGATGGATTAGATAAAGATGCACAATTGGAATTGATAATATAAGGAATATCATCAATAGTCTTGGCTTGGGTATTAATTCTATGGAGATAATCTCCATTCTTCTTTGTTAAATTAGCAAAAGCTGACAAGTCTGCTTTAGATAGAACCAGAACACACCCACCTTCTACTGCCTCATCTCCACCATAGCCAAATACAATCTTACGTAAAGTTGTATTGTCAATTTCTTTAATCTCTAAGGCTTCACTATCTTTCAATGCATCTGCCTTATCAGAAAAAATACCAGTGAAGGAATTAGCTGTACCTGCACCATTGATAATTTGTTTTGAAATCTTTTTCTTTAATGCCTTATTTACACTCTTCAAAACTTCAGCCTGATAATTAATTGCAGGTAACTTCTCGATTTCTTCAGTGATTTCTGCATAAGCAGTGACCTTTACTTTTGAAATAGTTACATAACCAAAAGATGGATCACTTTCTGTTGCTGGTTTTCCTTCCTCTACAAGTTCTGCCTCTCCACTGGATTTAACATAACTTTTAGTATAAGTTTCCCCACCATTCAAATTGACAGTGTGTACCTTATCAACAATTTCAGAGTATTCAGCAAACGGAACACCAGCAATTGTAGTATTTGTATACGTTGGAAGTAAGATTTCCTCACTGGATACTGTTACAGCACGTGCTTCCTTTAAAGCCTTACCTCTAACTTCTAGTTCTTCAGTATTATTAGCCTTTGCCTCAATGGTTAAAGGTTTAACCTCAGATTTTGACATAATATTCAACTTTGCTTGTATCTGCATTCTTTCTTCTTGGAGTTTATCACATTCTGTTTCATACTCCTTCAATTTTTCAACCTGTGTTTCTGTAGTTACTACAGTTCTAATCTCTGCTAACCTAGCATCAATTTCTTTCATTCTTGAAATCAAATTCATTTTCTTTTTCCTCCTAAATTTTTGTTTTTATTTGAATTTTTTTTCTTATAAGTTCTGCTTCTTGTTTTTGCAACTCTAAATCCATAGCCTCTAGTTCAGTATCCACCAACCCTAAAGAACGTGCAACAGTAATAGAAGTTTGATCGTAGGCAGGAACATCCACAATAGATACATCATACAAGCGATCAATCCCCAAAATGATACGCTTCGGAAGATTCCCTGTCCTATCAAACTTTTGACTTTTCACTGTGAAAGCAAAACTCATTTTATCTAAAAGTCCAGCCTTAACCATCTTATAAATATCCTTATTGGATTCGGTATCGATAAGTTCAGCTCGAACCTTTAAACCTATTTCATCTACAATTAATTTCAAAGAACCATTCCTAGTTCTTGCAATAATTAGAAATGAATCATTGTGGTTATATTTCAATGGGACATCCTTCATATTTGCTAAATCAAGTGCATGTGCATCTATACTTTCCATATAACCTTTTGTTTCATCACCAATTAATGTTTCTTGATTGAACAGCAAAGCATATCCTTCAAGAACCATCTTCTCTTCTACATTCTCCAGCAAACTAATGTCAGCTAGTCTTGTTTCTATTTTTGTTTTATCCATTTTTAATCTCCTTCTTTTTTGTTTTGTTCATCTATGCCTACTTGATAAAGGTTAGCCTTAGTAGCATCAACATAATTTAAAGACTGAAGTCTCTTATCTCCACCCTCGACTGGTTCAAGTCCTAGCAAGTTCCTAGATTCATTTAAACTCATAATACCTAAACCTATCAGTTTTCCTATAGCATTTACTTTTGTCTGCCAGGAAGCATACTGCAATCGTTCAGAAAAAAAGAGGATTTGCTCTCCTCTTTCCAACTGCCCATCTGTAAGTAAACCTAAAGAAAAAGCCTCGCTAAGTTGTATAGCAATAGGCTCTATCGTTGACTCATAGAATGAGTTATATTCATTTTCATCATACTTGTTGGAAAAGACTCCTTTGCTTACTCCATAATAATCAAGTATCTTGGATTGTATAAAATCCAGCGTTGTGCTTTCCACAATTTTAGGATTGGTTTCAAGAGGTACATAATCTGCCTTGGTGTCCATTGGAATAATGGAGCTATTCCCTTTGGTAGCTTTATCTACCGCTCTTGAAAACTCATCAAGCTGCTTGTTCTTATCTGTTTCTTTTAGCATACCATTGATTTTCAACAACCCTTTAATTTTAAAGGATGATTCAATAGCAGCGGATACCCCCTGCAACAATGAATCATTGGTTTGTAAAGTCTTTAAAAGTGCATCATGATTACCACTTGAACCAGTACCACCAAAGAAATCATTTTTACAATAGAATCTTTTGAGATGAATTACATTCTCTATAGGAATTTCATAAGACTCCCCATCCTTAAAATAAAACACATATGTGTAGCTTCCATCCGTATATTCTTTTGGTTGAACTATCATAGGATCAAGCGGATAAAGTCCTTTCAACTTATAAGTTTGTCTATCGTAAAGAGGATAAATAAATGCATTGTCATTTAACAGCAACAAAGACACAGTTTTATAGATAAACTGATAAGGAGTCATTGCAATGTTCGGTCGGTATTTCAGCACTAATGAAATATCATTGTTTTTTTCGCTTTGAACTCCTGCATCATTTGTTTTAATATATCTCGCCTTTAATTTGGCACACTGACTTGCTACTCTGTCAATACAGACCATAACCACATCACTTTTTAAGATGTTCTCTCCAAAAGGAATGAAAGGTAAATCTATATTATGTACCATTGTAAAACCAGATACTGATTCAGCAGTTTTATTTTTTCTTTTAAATATTCCCATTAGAATCCTCCAATAAAAAAAGTCCTCATAAGAGAACTTTGTTTTTAATTATCTTTAATCATCGTTAATTGTGTTTCCACCATCATCACTATGACCTACATAGGCTCCCTGACTATCATAAAAATCTCGACCATTATCACTATAAACAGTTTGATTACAACCCATAGAATTTGTAAAGGTGTAACTTTTAGAACTAGAAGAATCACTTGCTTCTCCAGATTTTCTACCAATAAGATAAATAATTCCTATAGGTGTTAATGCAAGCGAAATCAATCCCATAATTATTATAAAGATTCCTACTATGACCAATCCAACAAGAAAACAAAATATGGTGCAAATTATAATATAGACATTAGGATAGTCGTTTTTTAAATGTACAATTCCCCAGCTAATGTTCTTGAAAATATAAGAACATGTTGCTTTAATTCCTTCCCCTTCTTTTTGAGGCTTTTCTCCTTCATCTATATCAACGAGCAGAATAATATATTCTAAAAGGAAAAAAACTTGACTGGAGATTAATGAGATTTTTAAAATGATCTCAAATATTAAGTTACGATTCATCTCTTCTAAAATTTTAAATCTGCTAAAAAACAAGATATCTAAAAGGATTACAGCAAGTAAAGCCAAAATAGAAAATATAATCAATATTGGTTTTTGCTTTATAGGTAGGGGTGACTGATATAACAAATATAAAATAAATGTAGGTATAAAAGTTAAAATATAAAAAGCAAAAACATACGAATAAGCAATGCCTTCAATTTCCGTTTTAAGACCAAATATTTTACTAATGAAAGGATTTAATAAATCCGTCTTTAATAGGATTACCACCAAACTAGAAAATCCAGCATATATTAATGTTACTATTATCATTGCTGCTATACTAGAGGCAGACCACTTTTGTTCTTTCATAATTTACAACTCTCCTTATTATGATTTATAGGTAAATTATACCCCCCCCCCCAGAGCAAATTTGTCAAGAACAATTTTAGCCTATCATTGCTTCATAATCCTTCTTGTGTATATTTAGGACTGCATAAGCAATGATTAAAGCCACCGCTCCATCAATCCTTTTAAACTTGCTGTTCAACTTGGAAGGTTGAATATTACTATTGATATCTACCTTCGCTTGTGTGTTTGCAAGACACCATTTTAGAATAGGATTGTTGTTATAATTCACTTTATGACTTTTTAAATCTGCCTCTAATTGCTTCATGGGTTCTGATAAGGTAAACACTCCCTGCCTTATCTTTTCCATTTCGAATCCTGCATCTTCCATTTCGTCCACCCAATATTTAGAATTCCACGGATCATATCCAACCCATAAAGGTCTGATTTGATATTTGTAGAACATCTCCTTGAACCACTCAGTAACTAAACTAAAATCATTTTGAGAACCTTCAGTTAAAGTGAGGTATCCTTTCTTTACCCAAATATCATAAGGTACTGAATCTTCCTCTATTCTTTTTTGCAAGACTTCACTTGGCATAAAGAAATGTGGAATTACATATTTGGTTTTATCTTTTATGATTAAAAGGATAGCTGCAGTTAAGTCTGTTGTGCTGGATAAATCTACACCAGCTACTGCATATGAATCTCTCAAAAAATCTATGTCATAGAGTGCTTCATTGTTCAGCTCATCAAAGGAAAGCCAAGTTCCAGATTCTAACTGCTTGATATTGAAGTCCTTACAAAGCATCGTAATTCTTGTAGATAGGTCATTCTTTGCTTTGTTCATTATATCTTCTATATATTGAACCTGCTTGATTGCATTTAAAGATGGATTAGACTTTTGCCACGTTCTAGGATCTGAATAGATTTCTTTTTCATCATCTTGTGTATATAACCATGGGAGCACTCTTTCGTCTTGAATCTCACCTTTTATCATCTTCCTGCAATATTCCAGCTTTTTATCTAAAAAACCACCTACAACATTACCTTCAGTAGTAATGATAAAAATAAGTGGTTGCTTTTTTGTAGATTGTGACTGCTTGATTGCATCATAGACTTTTGAATCAGTCATTTGATGGACTTCATCAATACATCCAACTTCTATATTGAATCCATCTAAATTCCTGGATTGTGCAGATAGTTTCTTAATCTTATTCTTTGTCTTTGGAGAATAGATATAAAATATGTTCTTCTTGCTTCTTGTTGGCTTGGATAGACTCTTGGATTGTTCTCTCATATTATTGATTTCTTCAAATAAGATAGAGGCTTGGTCGTTTGTATTAGAAGCACAAACGATATCGACTCCACCTTTAGACAAAAAGAACTCTGCCAAATCTATCCCAGCTACAAAGGTAGTCTTGCCATTCTTTCGTGCAATTAAAAGAATGACTTCAGTAAATCTCCTTAGCCCTGTATCTTTATACTTGAATCCGTATGCAACTTGAAGGAATGCTTTTTCCCATAATTCTAGAATAAATGGTTGACCATTGAAGGGTGACTTTGTATGCTTACAAAACTTTTCTATGAATTCGATTCTTAAATTTCCATCAGATAAATCATAAACATATTTAGGATTATCTAAATCCTTTATTAAACCTTTTAAAACATTTTTTAGTTCCTCTCCTGCTAAAATCCTTCCTGATTTTATCTCTTCATAGTATTCTAAAAGATAATTATGCATTAGCTTTCTTTAGGAACTCATCAAATTCATCATCGTCATCCATAACGTTTTTACCCATTATGGTATTTAAAGTTCTTATGATGCTTTGATATAAATTAAGAGAGGAAAGATAGGTTTTATAATAAATTGAAAGTCTAACATTCCCTTTGTTAGACTTTTCAATGCTCCCATTTATTTTTATTGTTGCTTCTAAAGAATCTAATTCATATTTTAAAAATGCAGCTTTTTTTAATAATTCATCCACCAAATCACTTTTAAAAAGATCCACATTTACAAAAAGAGATTTTAATCTGTCATATTCTTCTTTTATCTTTTCGTTCATCTTAACCACCTTCAAACGTGAGGCCCAAAACTGCCCACACGTCGCCTTTTTCTTTTTATGATTGATACTTATTCCATAAAGATAAAAAAGGGCACGTTCGCCCTTTAGTATTTACTCCTCTTCTGGTGCTTCAAATATTTTTTCAGGAACAATTAGGATATTACCCATAAATTTCCAACCGAATATATTATATCCAGTAAGATTTGGTGGGAGCCTTCTTAATACACCTTCTTCGTTAACTACAACCAAGCAGTCATCTATTCTCACAGGTGCGATTTCTATATATCCCTCCACCGCTTTTTGCAGTTCATCTAAAGTAAAATATTTGTCTTTAGGTTCTAAAACCTCTAGCTCATATTTAGGTTTTAGCAATAATGCATAAGTAGGCTCTTTTATACTAGATAAAAACATTCGATAAGGAGTTACAAACTTAATGTTACAATCCTCACAACACGGTCCATCCAAAAGTGGATTCGCATTATGAGGATACTTAAAAATACCTTTTCTACAAATACAACACTTCATTATTGTTTCCCTCCTTTATATCCTTTCATTTTACCTTCTGTTATAAGTTCATCTATTTCTTCTTCAGTTAAAATGACAACTATCGCATCTTCCAAATTATGCGGTTTCAAGCAAGCAAATACAAAACTGTCTCCATCAATGCCAACCACAGTGTATTCTTTGTTATAGATGCTTACCTTCTTGCCAACCTCCACTATTCCAAGATTATAAGCAAGGTTTATCTTCGTTACCTTATTAGCTTCTTTTTTTCCATTTTTAAGACCTAATTCATAAACAAACTCAAATGCCTCTTTTATATCCCCTACAGAAATAGAACCATCTTCGTTATCATAGAAATCTAAACCATCACGGTTTCTTTGTTCCAATGTCCTAATGTGTAGGATATTCTTGGCTACATTTTCAAATTCCGTTTCCAATTTCTTTTTTGTCATTGTCTTGCCATCCTCCTATTCATTTACAAAAGGTAAGACGCAAGTATATCGTGCATAGCTAAACCCTTCACTGCATACCAATACACCAAACCCTCGCTTGATTTCACTTTTAACCAACAAACAAGTTGTCTTATTCAAACTACGAACTAACTTATCTGTATGCTCTTTGATAAAATCGTAATCACCTAAAAGATTATGTATGAAATGCTCAAATTCGTCATCCTTCAATATAACCTCCTCTAATATTTCGATTTCTTCTAGTGCTTCCAATTCTGTTTCTTTGGAATTAAATAATGCTTTCATTTTATATCCTTCTTTCTGCCGATTCCTTCGGTCGTGTATATACATCACTCTGATGAGGACAAATATCAAGTTATATTTTTCACTATAGAACACTTTATCCAAGTGCATTTAAAAAGCCCACACAAAGCCTGTGTGAGCCCTATTTTTTGAAGTTATGCTACATACTTTTTAGGAATGCATCTGTCAAATAATTAAGGTTGAAATTGAAATCCTTATAGCCTTCCATACAGACATCCATGTAAATGCCAGTAGGTGCCATGATTTCTCTTATATCGTTCATAATGTAAATCAGTGCATCTACCTTTTTACCATCAACCTCAATTGGAATATACTCTTTGTGATAGTGTGTTGGATAACCCTCATAATAATCTAGGTATTTCTCATCCAATGGTGTAATCTCCCAAATACCAACAGGAACTTCTGCACCCTCCTTTTTTTCTATTGTTAGATAATATTTGAAAACCAGTTCATAATCGTGAAGAAGGAATCCTCCGATTGCCTTAGAATGAGGACATCGCATCTCCATCTGTCTTTTATTTAAGTTAGAACCATATGCTAAATAATACTTCTTATTCATCTACTTCATCCTCCTTGTTAGGCATAGCATGGAGCGTTGAATCTCCATGCTGAACTTCCACTTAATGCCTTCGTTAAATGCACTCTGCAATTCTTATAATCCTTACCTATCATTCCAATGCGGTTAAGGTATGTTCTCATTGCAAATTTCTCATTCTCAACCTGTGGCTTTTTGGTTGATGCAGACTTTTGTACTAATGCTTGATGGTTTAAAGCTAACGCAAGAACTATGTAACTTCTTACCTTACCAGCGTGCAACTCTGAATTGAATCCTCTAAGTTCAACTGTGTGATGTCCGTTGAAGAAACTATGCAAGTTTAGGAAATGGTATCTTGATCTGTGGTAATGGGTTGCTCTACTTCCATCATATCCTTCATACCAAATGTCCTCTAGTTGTTTCATCGTCTTAGGTTTTTTCTTGTTAATCTTATCGACTAACGTTGCATCCATCTTTTTGCAATAAGTCATTCGCTCTTGTTTAATCTCTAATGCTTTGTAGAAAAGGTCATTTTTGCTTGCAATGATATTTATAAAGTTTTTAATTGTCTTTACTGTGTGGCTTGCTCCATTTAGGTGGATGTGAATTCCACATGAACTGTTTGCAAAACCTCCTGCCTTTCTTAAGGCTCTTACGATTTCTTGCAATTTTTCAATGTCCTCTTTGTAAGTTAGGATTGGACTAACAAGTTCGCAACTATAATCGGATGTCATACTTTCAATTTGACCATTAACCTTCTTTTGTGTCTTTATTGAAGCATCGTACATTACTTTCCAGCTTCTTCCGTCTGCCATTGTAATTTTCTTGGCATCGTAATAATTTCCAACCTCTATGATTCTTCCTCCTACAACTTCGCTTACAACTTCTGCTGCTTTTCTTCTTGTAATTCCTGTAAATTCAATTTCAATTCCAAATTTAGTGTTTAACATTTTTTTATCCTCTTTCTGCCGACTCCTTCGGTCGTGTATATACATCACTCTAAAGAGGATAAATAGCAAGTTATATTTTCACTATAGTGAAAATATTTTTTATTCTTCGAATACTTCCTTTTTCTCAATCAAAACAATCATTGCCTCAGCATCCCCTTTCCTTATTTTATAGGTATGCCCTGCCAATGCTTTAAAGCTAATTGCAGAAATTTCTTTTATATTTTTATTTGAAAGTTCTTGTTCTGAATAAGAGTTAGTAAGTTCATCAAGATCTTCTATTAAAACACGAGTTGTTACTGTTGAAGAGTTACAGTAACCAGCTAGTTTAATATAAACTTCTTTTGCTTCAGCATTGGTATGGATTATGAGATATTGACTCGAATTTAGTTTCAATCCTTTACTCTTGGTTTTTCCATTATAGGTATAACCATTTATGGAGCTTACATTTCCAACTACATCAATGAATGAGTCATTTACATCACTGGATAAGTCGAAGATGTAAACTTTAGAAGTTGTAATGGTTAATTTAGGAGGAAGAATCAAAAAAGTGTCATAATTCAAATCCTTTTCATTACAAATAATTCTTGATACTTCATAGTTCTTTAAAATCAAACTATAGGTATTTATTGCAAGAGTTATAGAATTTGCTTCTACACTATCTGTTTTACTTTTTGTGGAAAAGGATATAGGGTTTGTATAACAAAAAAGATGCCATATTCTTCTTTTATTGGCATCTCCTGATATTTCATAACCCAAAGCAAACGGAACTGATACACTCCTATTTGTTTCTACTAAATTATTATTTTGATCTACTTTATATCCTAAAACATCTATCTTAAATTCATTAGATAGTTCAGTCACTTTCAAATTTATTGTATAACCAGCAACTATATTGAATGTGGCATACATCTTATCATCTGCATAAATTGAGGTAGTTTCTCCTGTCAAATCAGCTGATATCTCTTGAGCATAGGATATCTTCTTTGATTTAAGATAATTAATGTTACCATCTATATTATTAATCAACGAATAATAAACATTTTTCAATCCAAAAGTCACAATATTATCAGACATGTTTTCACTCCCTTCATTTTAAAATGCGAGTTTTTTTTATATAAAAAAACTATGGAATTCTAAAAATTCCATAGCTTAACTGTTCATCACAATAAATCAATAAAATCAAATAAAGTATTTACCAACTGAATGATTGCTTTAATTAAATCTAAATGATTGTACATCCAGATAATAATTTTTCTGATGTTGATTATTGTAACACCTCGCCTATAACTTCTAGGCACATAGATATTATAGCAAAACTTATAAGTTTTGTAAAACGCAACCCAATATGTTATTATTATAGAAGTAAGTATTATCAAAAGAAATATTATTTTTACCATATAATTTTCTCCTTTCGGAGTTTTTTATGGTTTTTTTTAAGAAAAAATCAAGAAAA